AGGTGTTCGAGTTCCTTCGCTTGCGCGGCGATGATAGCTGCAGCGGTATCGTTGATCATTCGTAGTCGTCCAGTTGTGAGCGATCCACTGGACCGGGCGGAAGCCATCCAAGTTGACGAGCCTCGTACTCGCCAAAGTCGGCGCGCTCGTGCTTGGTGTTCCAAACCGCCGACGGATGTTTGACCGTAACGCCGTATCCGCGGTCGCCAATGTCACGCCTTCGCAGCGTGGCAACGACCTGCTTGTCAGTGACGAGTTTCCAGGTCTCTGGCGCGCTGTCCAGCACCCACCTCGCCACATAGGCGGGCTTCTCTTCTGGGGCCGGGGCGTCCAGTGGCTCGGCATCAACCAGCGTGTGCGGCTCGTGCATCTCGAACGCGCCCTCGCCGGTTTGCACAATGCACACGTTGCCCGTAGCGCGCTCCTGCATGGCTAGGACAGTGCCGAGCCTTGGCCCGTTGACTGTGATTTGCACGCGTCGGCCGACCGGACTGTTGTTGTCTTTGAGCATATCGGCGACCGTGGTGCGGTTTGCGATATCCCCCTGCTCGGCGGGTGGGGTTATCGCGGCGGGCTCATCCTCTATGTGCAGGTCTTTGGCCGGCACATCCGGACGAACACCACGGCGGCCGTCTAGCCGGATTTGGCATCCTGCTTCGTCGTCGCCGTATGCCGAGAATGAGATGATGCGACCGCTGCCTACGCCTGGAATTGTCACGCGTCGGCCTAGAATCGCTGTGCCGTGCAGGATATCGCCGACGCTCGGCTGCTTCGCCCTCACCCTCCGCATCTCCTCCCGTGCCGCCCGCGCTTCGGCCTCGAGCCGCGTACACGTTGCTTGGAGCTCGTCGCGCTGGGCTCGGAGGTGGGCGCGCTCGGCGAGCAGGGCGTGGAGGTCGTCGAGGTGGGTCACTGTTCCTCCGGTTTGTAAGCGTGCTCTGCCATCTCTTTCGCCGTAAGTGGCGCGCCTCGGAACGTCTCGAACACGCTGCGGTTCATGTACATGATTCCACCGCCGTCGCTGCGGAGGCAGACCACGCCGTCACGGTCGATGGTCCACGACGTGCCCTTGAACCGCACACGCGAGCGATGGCCCATGACCATCGCAGCTAGCGCTCGCTCTTCATGACGCATCTTCTCTTCTTCCGGCGTGCGCTCTGGCGTGGCCTTCGAGTCGGACAGGAGCGCGGCAAGGTGACGAGCGGAACGGGTGATGGCGGTCACCTGCCGTCCCTTTCATCATCAGCAACAAGCGCAGACCGGTCGGCCTTCTTGTCTTTGAAGTGGTCCCAGTTGGCCAGTGTGCGTTCCGCGTTCGCTGCGCATTCGACGCGCGTGCGCCCTGTGCCGTACGATCTCCCCATGGCGTCGTACGCGCGGAATGTTCCAGCGTCCGATTCCGACCAACCCATGTGCACCGATGTGTATGTGAGAACATACGAGTCAGTGCTCAGCCGTTCCCACACGGCGTCAAACTTCTCCGCGGGATCTGGCTGCATCACCGCCGCCGATCGGGTGACAGTCTGCATCGCTGTGTGCAGTATCGTCCCCTGCTCTGTGAGTCGCAGAACCTCTCCGTTCTGGTGTCGCTCCCACTTGGCGAAGCCGAGCAACTCCAGCGCGTGCGCGGCGTACGCACTCACGTCGAGATTGCGCGCGATGGCGTGCATGTGCTCGTAGGTGGCCCACTCAGAGAGGTAGGACAATCGAACCTGGATGCACTCGGTCACCTCCCAGCCTCCTGCATCGAAGCGATCACATCGTCGATCGAGAGCCCGCGCTGCTTTGCAATCTGGAGCATTTCGAGCACGCGTGCGCCATCGCGACCGGTGGCGAGCGAGCCGAGGAGAGTTGCGAATTTAATGCCGTCTTTGAACGAGTCTTGCGCTGGGTTCGCCATGGTCTCGGGTGTTTCCTTGGGTGACAATGCTGCGATTTGATCAGGAGAGAGGGAGCAGTCGGGGGAGATGGGCGGACGGGCGCTTACGCCGGCGACGGCGACAGGTCTCGCTCGTGTTATCGTCACAGGGCGCTCCGCCGTGCGAAGCTCGGGGAACAGTTCCACTAGTCCCGAGTAACTGTGCTCGACGGGTGTGCTTTCTCCTGACTCCCAAGAAGACAGCGTTGAATGGTTTACATCCAACAGAGACGCTACGTCCGCCTGTGTTAGTCCGTGATGGCGACGTGCGGATCTGAGCGCGAGTTTGAACGGCACGCCCGTAAAATCCAATGGCTTCGGCGGCGCCACAGCAGCAAACGGCTTGAATGTCAGCGGCTTCTGTCGCTCCTGTTCTTTCAGTTCGCCGTGTTCTCGGAGCAACAGTGCCTCGAAGGCGCGCATGGTCCGGAACGTTGTATAGAGCCCGTTGCGCTGGTAGCCGGTGGGGTGCGATTTACCGGTGACCCAATCGTTCCACGTGTCGAGGCAGACACCGACGGCTCTCGCGGCGGCAGCGGGCAACATGTGGCGGCGCGCTCGCTCGCTTTCGAGCAACTGGCCCCATGTCCTACCGTCGGTTGCGCGGTGGGATTCAACCACTGGGCTCCTCCTTGATTCGCCCCGCCTTGATGCAGACGGCTCGCGCCCTCATGCCAGCGTTGCCGCTGACCCTTTGCCCTCGCAGTACCTTTACGATGGTCTTCGGGGTGACCATCGCTTCGAGGGCTAGCTCAACCACCCACGCAAGCGACTGTGTCGCGTCTTCGTTCCGCATGGTTTGGAACTATTCCACTCTATTCCAAACGGTGCCAATAAATCATCACGCGTGCCGACGAAATATCACGGACAGGACAGACTCGGAGACCATGAACGGAGCGATCAAAGTCTCGGAGCTAGCAGAGATTACGGGCATCCCGGCGCGCTCAATTCGGCGCTGGTGCAGCGATGGGGCTATTCCAGCGGAGCGTTCAGGGCCTCGCACGTGGCTCGTGGATATCTCCGCACTGGAAGCACGCGGCGACAACAGGATGCTCGTCGAAAGGGTCTGGTCTCACCGGAACGCCGGTAAAATGGCTGGATGGTAAAAATCATCGGCCAGTTAGGCCACATCGGCCACGGTTTGCACCTCTCCTATAGGGACGACGCGCAGGGGCGCGCTCCCGGGAGACGACCGTGGGCATTGACATTGGCTTCGCCAAACAGGGCGCACGCATCATCGCCGCGCGCCTCGGCTCCGTGGCGACGTCCACGGCACTCAAAGCGCTCACTGATTCATCCGTACGCGCGGAGGGTGACACCCACACGCTCGAATCCGATGGGTCTGTGTGGCGCTATTCCGCTTCGTCTACCGCTGCGGATACGACCGAGAATCTCGTGCTCACGCCGAGCGATTCGACGGGTCGCTGGATTCGCCAGGGGTCAGGGATTTTTCTGCGCCTCGCGGTGGCATACGCGACGGCCGACGCAGCGGTTCTGTTCACGGTCCCGACTGGGTTCGAGCTGACTCTGCGCTCTCTGTGGTGGGAAATCACCACTGGGTTCACGGGCGGCACGTCCAGCGCGATCGGCATCTCGTCGAGTAACGCGGCCTACAACACCGCAGGCGACCTGCTCGGCGGCGCGGCTGGCGCGCTTACCGCTTCAATCGGAAGCGCGTCGAAGGCCGTTGGCGGCACCATCGGCACCAAGTTCGGCAGCAACGGCCGAGTCACTCTTGTTGCCGGCAACACCATCATTTTCAATCGCATCGCGAGCGTGTACACGGCAGGCGCCGGGTTCGCGTGCGTCGATGTTCTCGCTCGCAACGTTTGATTTATTCCGCGTGCCCGCTCCAGTCGCAAGCGCCCTCACCTCGCCGAGCGAACAGCGCGCAGCGGGGAACGTGCGTCCGATTCGAGGGCGGGCCATCCCGGAATGGCAAGCGTCTCGCCAGCTACAGGCGCGCGTTGGCAGTGGGCTCAACCCGCTCGTTATCTCGCGCCTCATGGCGCAGTGCGACGCGGGCTATCCGGCGCGCTGGCATGACCTGCTCAACGAGCTTCGCCAGAAAGACGGCTACCTCCAGTCTGTTCTTCAGACGCGCGAAACCGCGCTCATGGCGGCCGGCTGGAACATCGCCGATTTTCTCCGACCGGGAGAGCAGAAGCCCTCACGGAAAGCCGTCAAACGCGCCGCGCGGGTGCGGGAGATTGTCTCCGGCATCAAAGGCATGTCTCGCGCGATCGCGCACCTGAGCGACGCGACGTATAAGGGCTACAGCGTCGTCGAGATTATTTACGGCGACGTCGACGGATCACCTGTTCCGGTTGCGCTCGAGCCCGTCGCAGGTCGTCGATTCTCTTTCGGCGAGGATGGCCGACTTCGATTCTTCGACGACGGTGGCCAACGGTGGCCGGGCTGGGATTTCCAGGCCGAGCTACCTCACAAATTCATTGTTCATGCCCCGCGCGTAAACGGCGACGTTCTGCCGCGCGAGGGCCTTGGGCGCGTACTGTCATGGTACTGCGCCTTTCGCTCGTGGGGCTGGCGTGACTGGCTGCTCTTTGCGGAACTGTTCGGCAAGCCGATCACGCGCGTCGAGTACGACCGGAGCGCCGTAGGAACAGACGATCAGTTTCTCGCAGAGGAGATCGCCAACGAGCTCACTGGCACCAATCGAGCGGTGCACCCTGATTCGATCAAGGTGTTCGTCGAGTGGGCCAAGAGCACCGGGAGCGGTGGCGAAAGCCCATGCTCGGCGATCATCGATCGCGCCGGAATAGAGATGGCGCTGGCCACGATTGGCCAGCAACTTACGACGTCGGGAGCATCCGGTGGACTCGGTGGAAACGGTGATGTTCGCGACCTCGTTCGCAAGGACATTCTCGCAAGCGACGATGTGCAGCTCTCGGAGACGCTTCGAGATCAGCTCATCGGGACAATCTACGATTTCGAGTACGGCGACCGAAGCGATCTCGCCTACTGGACGTTCAATACGGCGGGCGCTGGCAACACCAAGACGCTACTCGAAGCCATGTCGGAAGGCGCTGGGCTCGGGATGCGAATCCCGGTGTCGCATGCGCACGACGTAACGGGCTGGCCACAGGCCGCAGAGGATGAACCGGTTCTCGGCGGCGCGGCTCCGGCCACGGTCGCAGCCACACCACAGATTCCGCCACAGGCCCCGCCGTGAACAGCATCGCCCAGGTTCGAGCGTCGCTCGCTCGTCTGGTCGACAGGCATCTGGCCGCAGGGCTCGCGTCCGAAGGGGTCTACATCGCATCGGGAGCAACGCTCCTGCGCGGAGTATCCTCCGACCTCGCCAACGGCAACGCGGACGCATTGGAGCGGCTGGCTACCCGGGGCACGTCGCTCACGGTTGGCGCCACAGCAGACGCCGCACGACTCGCAAGCACGCACGCAGCAAGCGAACTGGCAATCATCGCCGACGACGCGGCGCAAGTGGCTCGAGGGACACGTATCAGGGCCAGCGAGCCCGGGCGACTGTCCACGATCTGGCGCGGGCTGGTCGAGAGAATCTCGCCGACTGCCATGGGCTCCAAAGACCCGGGCGGCGCGCTGCTCCAGGAGCAGGACCAGATCGACAGAATCATCACGACGGAATGGTGGGCTGCATACAACGCGCAGCGCACCGACGTCGAGCGCGCTCTCGTCTCGTTTGGCGATAGTGCCACCTATAAACTCAAGGATCCACAGGCTCGACTTTCGTCGAATGCCAACGATTGGATCCCCGCAATCCTGAAGCGCTGGAACGCGACGCTGGACAAGCGAACGTGTCCAACATGCGCGGGCATCGACGGCGAGATCCTGTTGCTCGGCCAGTTTTTCGACAAGTCCAATCCGCCCGTTCATCCGCGGTGCCGATGCGTCGTCGGTTATTGGCCCATCGCTATCCCGAAAGATTTCTGATCCATGTCTACAGCACAGGGTATTGAGCGCCGAGATTTCCTCGGGGCGCCGCCGTCTATCGATCTGCTCAAGCGCACGGTCGAATATGTGGCGAGCACCGAGAAACTCGACTCGCACGGGACCATCGTGCGCCAGAAATGGCAGCTCGATAAGTACCGAAAGAATCCGATCTTTCTCTACATGCACGACGCAGACGATCCAATTGGATCGGCCAACGTTCGTGTCGAGAACGGCAAGCTCATCGCGACGGTGAAGTACGCCGAAAACGACGAGTGCGCAGAGAAGTGCTGGAACCTCGTCAAGCAGGGCGTTCTGCGCGCTGTCAGCGTCGGGTTCCGTCCGCTCAAGCGGACCTATATCGAAAACCCAGACGGCAGCACAACGCCTGTCTACGAAGAGAACGAGCTCGTCGAGCTGTCCCAGGTGTCGATCGGGTCCAACGAAGACGCGCTCGCTCGCGGCCTTCCGCTCCCGACCGTCGCCCCACACATCACGCGGGGCGACGTCGCCTCGCCCAAGGAGGACAATATGTCCGATAATCCCAAGGGCCCGGCGCTAGACTCAGCCGCCGCGCCTGCCACGCCTCCAGACGGAGACGTTCAGGTTTTGCGAGCCATGGTTCTCGCAAAAGACAGCGAGATCCAAGAGCGTGACGACCAGCTCTCGATCGCCCGCGCGCTTCTCTCCGAAAAGGAGACGAAGATCGCCGAGCTCGAAACCGAGCTTGTCGAGTCGCGCGAGCGTGATCTCACTGCGCATGTGCGCAGTTTCGAGGGCAAGAAATTCCTGCCCCGCCAATTTCCCGCCATGCTCGGCATTGCTCGCGCAAGCCGCAAGCATTTCGACGAGTACATTCAGGGGCTCCCTGAGCTGCGCCTTTTCGAGCGCACGATCCCGTCGGACCAGAAGCCGCGCGCCATCGATCCGCAGGTGGAGTTTGACGCCTGTGTAGCGCGACACGTCGCAGCCGGGTTCTCCCGCAAAGAGGCCATTGAAAAGGCCGCCCATGAGCTTGGTGGACGCCAAGCAGAGGTTCGCTGAGCCATGACCATCCAAAACGAGTCGCACCAGGGCGTAAACCGCTCGTTTCGCCTGCTGACCACGGCCGGCGAGACGATCACCAAATACCAGATCCTCTACTACGGCGCGACGGCTGACACTGTCACCGCCGTGACCGGAGCGGCCGGGATTCTCGGAACGTTCCGCGCGATGGAAAGCGCTGCGTCGACCGTGACGGGCCTTTCGGGTCATCGCATCGAGTGCGAGCTGCTGTGTCCAGGAGACATTGTCTACCTGCTCAACGGCGGCACTTGCACCATCGGCACGCCCGTTGAAATCGAGGGCAACGACGGCCGAGTGGTCGACATGGGCGCGGCTGCTTCTGGCGATGGCCAGAAGAAGATCGGCCGAGCGCTCGAGGGTTCCACCACCGACGGGGATCCGGTCCTCGTCCTGATCGGCTGAGGCAAGAAACAACATGGCAAATTTCCCATACAGCTCCGTTCAGGAGCCCGATGTCCCGCTGTCCAATCTCGCCGTCGCGTACGAGCAGAAGGGACTGATTGCAGACATCGTTTGCCCTCGCGTCCCCGTCACGCTCCACGGTGGCCAGTATTACAAGCGCCGCAAGCGCGACATGATCCAGGTCACCGACGACCGCATGGGCGTCAACGGTTCGCCCGGCGAGATCAACGGCGGTTACGACCTAGGTCGTTTTGCCTGCGAAGACTACGGTCTGAAAGAGAAGGTCATGCGCTCGGTCAGCCGAGCCGCAGACCCATCAATCAACCCGTTCGCCGACGCGACCAAGCGAGTGACCTCGCAGGTCATGACGAACCACGAGGTGCGCGTTGCAACCGCGTACCAAACCAGCACCAACTACGCGTCGAACAATTACGCCGCGCTCTCGGGCAGCGACCGATGGGACACGACCACAGGGGATCCAATCTCCAAGGTGTTGACCATCAAGAAATACCTGTGGCGCGGCTCCCAAGCCCGCACGGTTGCGTGGATGGGTTACGAGGTTTTCGTCAAGCTCCGCACCAATCCGTTCATCAAGGAAGCGCTCGGTTCGAGCGGTACTCCTGATGTGCCCGCAGCCGTCACGCTCAAAGGTCTCGCGTCGCTTTTCATGGTCGACGAGGTCGTGATTGGCGAGGCGTGGAAGGACACCGGCGTGGTCGGCTCTACCTCCAACGAGGCGCTGATCTGGGGCAAATCATTCGGTATCGCAGCCGTCGAGGCGAACCCAACTCTCCAGTCGTTGCACTTCGCATCCTGCATGAGTTTCCAGGATCGCAAGGTGTACACCTGGGCCGACCCTGAGCCCGGTCTCGAGGGCGCTGACTGGGTCAAGGTCACGCAGTCGAACGACATCGAATTTGTCGCCAGCGACGGCGGTATTCTCCTGGCCACGGTCATCACCTGATGTCGAAGAATCGCCGAAAGCAGGAGCCCGCAACGGCTCCCACTGACGCCTCGGCCCAAGTGGACGAGACTGTCACCGAAGGCGATTCCAACGATGTCGAGCTCGACGTCGGCGCGGAGCTGCAAGCGGCTCCCGTCGTCGTCGAACCTAGCGGCCCAGTTCTCTGTGCCGTGCTGTCGAATCTCCACCACGACGGCGGAGAATATCGCCCGGGCAATATGGTCAAGCTCCAGCCTCACCAGGCTGACGAGCTGTCCAAGCTCGGCATCGTAACCCGCGCATTACCTGGATCCTGCCATTGTCCTACTTCCTTCTCGACGACTTGCGCCGAGCGGTCGGGCGTGATCTCACGCTTCGATTCCTCGACGACAACGGCGACGGGGAAGAGGACGAGGAGGCTATCCAATACCTGCAAGACGCAGTGGATTCGCAGATCGAGGTACGCCTAGGGCGCCTCTATTCCGTCGATACACTGCGCGCCAATACCCCGCCAACGATCCGCGCCATCGGCACCGATCTCGCGCTCGCCATGATGGGCGAACGCAGGCCGGAGTTTGATGGTGCTGACGGCAAATCGCAGTTCTGGATGCGCGGCAAGCGTGCGACCGATCTGCTGATCTCAATCCAAAAAGGCGACGCTCGTCTCGACATCGACGCCAACCCGGCCAAGCCGGGCAATGTGTTCGGCGGCGTGCGTGTTCCGTCCAGCGCAGAGACGAAACCACTCATCACGGACGGCTTTATCCGCAACGGGTCGGGTGATTTCTGATGCTCGACTTCGACTTTAGCGAGCTGCTTCAGAAGGGCCGCGCCGCGGATACGTTCCTCAAAGCCGAGTCGAATCGCTCGCTCGATCGGCTCGGTGACACTGTCGCCGGTCGTGTCGTTGACGGGCGGTATTTCGTCAATCGAGGCCGTGGCGCTCCGGCGATGCGCGACTCGATGCAGGTCGTACGTACGGGTGATTTCTCGCGCCGGGTCATCTCTGTCGCACGGCATGCGCGCTATCTCGACGAGGGCACGCGAGCACATGCGATCGTTGCTCGGAACGCACGCTTTCTGCGCTTCTTCCAGGGTGGCCGCGTTGTGTTTCGTCGCAGCGTTTGGCATCCCGGCACGAAGGCCCGAGACTTCAGCGGCAAAGAGTCGTCGTTCGTCGAGGCAATGCTCCCAGATGTGCTCGAAGTGGCCGCCCGCGTCGCGATTGACCGCGCAGGATTGTCATGACGAGGCAGCACGGCGGCGTCGTATTTCCACTCTCTGCCGAGTCCAATCTTCACGAAGCGGCCGACCCATTCAGCTACCACGCCCTGCGGTATTTCAAGGCGTGCTTGAATCACTACCTGGGCGCGGCATATCGCACGGCGCTACCAGGACAATCTCGAGCCAGCTCGGGCGATGAGGCGTGCGCGGAAACGACGCACCTCGACCCGGTGATCTGGCTCTCTCGTCGGACGTGGCGTCACCCGCTGCTCGCGATCTATCCGCAGAGCGGCGGCGAAGCTGGCGGCCCGACCGAGCACCCACATCTTCAAACCCGTTACCGGCTGGCATATGTCCTGCCGCCGGTGGATACCGCTGGCGCTGAGAAGCTTACGCCGATTCTCGCAGCGGTGCGCAAGCTGATCACGGTGCTGTTGTACACCCAGGGCGACCCAGCGTTTGAGGGTGAAACCGGGGTGTTCAGCAACGCAGGGATCACAGAATGCGCGGCGGGGAATTGGGAAGTCGGGACGCTCGTGCTCGAGCAGAAATCCGAGTTCCCGGCGCTGTTTATCGACCTCAACGTGACCGAGCGAATGGTGTTCTACGGAAGCGATTTGCCGGACCTCGACCGCGTCGTTGGCTCGATCGATCTCGAAGACGCTGACACCGAAACAACTATTTCTGACCTCGTCGTGACTCACTCCGACGTCGGCTAAAATCATGGCAAAACGAATCGAATTGCGCCTCGTCGCTACGGACGAGAGCGTCGACGTTATCGCGTGCGACGCGGCTCGAGCTGGGCGCAAGCGCGTGCTCGGGAAAACCTGGGACGGCGAAAACGAGTGCTGGACCATTACCGGTGAGGCCGACGTTGTGGCCTGTGTCGGCGGCGAGCAATCGGGCGATCTGTCCTATTACCGCAAGGTCGTATCGCAAGGGTATTTGGCCCCAGCGGACACGGCCACGGCGGCATTGATCGGCGGCAAAGTGCCGTCACCGAAGCGAGCGCCCAAGAGCGCAGAAGGGGCTAGCTGATGGCCACGAGCACACTGTCTCTCACGGGCATGCCGTCGACGCAGCCCATCCCCGGCGATTTTGTCGAGGTACGATTCGCACAAGGCCAAAGCGCCGGCGACGCGGGCGTCAAGAAAGTCCTGCTCATCGGGCCCAAGACGAGCGCCGGCACCATCACGGCCGACACCGAGATCGGCGGACCCTACGGTTCGAGCGACGAGGTCTCCGACGTGACTGGCGTGGGCTCGGTTGCCCACCGCATGGCGAAGAAATTCTTCCAGATCGCCGGTGCAGGCGGCGGGGCTTTCGAGCTCTATGTCATATGTCCGACCGAGTCTGCCGGCGCTCAGGCAACGGGCGTGATCACCTATGCCACCACGCCCACCGCGGCCGGTGTAGCGAGTGTGATCATCGCTGGTGTCCAATACGACTACAGCTACACCGCGAGCGACACGGTCACCACGATCGCAGCGGGTCTCAAAGTCGCGATCAACAACGACCCCGACGCTCCTGTCACCGCAGGCAACGCGCTCGGTGTCCTTACGGCGACCGCGAAGAACAAGGGCCTCGAAGGCAACACGATCCGCTTCTATGGTCGCACGACTCCGGGCACCGCTGTTACCGCGTCTGTCACCACGAGCACCGCCTTCACGGGTGGCACATCGTCGGCGGCGTACACCACGGTCCTGGCCTCGATTCTCGGGCAGAAATTCGACTACATCGTTCCTCATTGCACCGACACCACGGCGCTCGACGCGATCAAAACACAGATCACGACCCAAGCGCTGCCGGCAACGGGCTTCCGGCAGAAGGTGCTCAACGGCCAGGTGCTCGATGCGTCGTCTGCGATAACGCTGGCCAGCGCGCGGAATCACGAGCGAATCGACTTCGCTAACCTCGAATCATCGGAGGTCGAGTCGTATATCGTAGGCGCCGCTTTCGCAGCCGTCCGTGTGCTCAACGAGATCACCGATCCATCGTTCAACTTCGATGGCTACGGAACCAAAGGCGGCACGTCGCTCCCCATTCCTGCGCCCAGCAAAAAAGCCGATTGGTTCACGACCACGGAGCAATCAACCATGCTCCAGAGTGGCGTAACCCCGATCGCCGTCGATGCGCGCGGTAACCCGTATATCGTCCGCTCTGTCACCTCGCGGTGCATGAACGGATCGAACTACGATTACCGTGTCCGTGACAGCGTGCGCGTCTGTGTTGCGGACCGTCTCGCCGCGGATTGGATCGTGCGAATCTCGACGGCTGGCTACAGCAAGCTGACGAGCGATCCGCTCAACCAAGGCCAGGAGCCCGACGGCAATTTCGCCACGCCTCGCCGCGGCAAAGCCATCGCAGAGCAGCTCGTCTCGGACTACTGCTCGAACGGCTGGCTGGACCCTGGACTGAAAGCGACGATGCTCGCTGGAATCTCGACGGCGATCGATGCCAACAACGCAAGCGCGCTGAACGTCCGGATCCCGATCTACGTGGTCAACATGCTGCACCAGACCCGCACGCTCGTGGCGGAATCATCGCCCGCAGTCTGACGCTCTGACCGTCGCCTTACCTCAAATCACAGTCGCGCCGCACTGGCGTGCAAATGCAGTCAACGAAGCCCGGTTTCTCTCACGAGAGCCGGGCTTTTATTTTTGGGAGAACGCCATGGCGTTGCAGGTTTACAGCAAGGGCACTCTTCTCATGTCCGGGATTGTCCTGGCTGAGTTGATGAATTTCACCGTCGACCACAAGTCCGGCAACAACCCGATCCACACGGTGGAAAAGGGCTTCGCCGGCATCTCTCCAGGCTCGGCAAGCGTCGAAATCAAATTCGAGTCGGCTGTGCCCAAGGTGGGCGTCGACTTCGATTACCTCGACGCGCAGAAGAACCAGACGATCCTCGATATCGTCTATTTCGCCCGCGGCAAGAAGTGCAAGACCAAAGGCTTTATCATGGAAACCACGGAGCAATACGGCGCGGATAAGCCGGCGAGCTTCGGTGGTACGCTGATGTGTGGGCCCGTGGAAGAGTCGACGCTGTTATGGCCGCTGCGAGGAGGCAGCCATCCAAGACGGTGGCAGAGATTCTGGCGCGCGGGCGGCCGCCTTTCGTGGAGATCGATTTCCCTCGATACGACCACGAAGGCAACCCGATCGCGCGTGTACATCTTCGATTGCTCACGCTTGCCGAAGAGCAGATCGCGCTGGCTCAGGCTCGCGCAAACTGCGTCCGGCTGACCGACCAGAGCAAGGATTACAAGAGCGATCTGAACGACCTCGAACACAACGAGCGCATGGCGGAGATCATCTCGATCGCCGCGCGTCAGGTCGACGATCCGTCGCTCGCATTCTTCGAGAGCGGCCGGCAAGAGCTCGACCTGTTCACCTCTGACGAGGTCGGCGTTCTGGTCGCGGCATATGTTCGACTGAAAGAGGAGAATCCTCGCGTCGAACAGATGTCGAAGCTCGACTTCGACGAGCTCATTCGAGCACTGGACAAGGATCTCGAATCCTTCCCTTTCTCGTCATGGCCGCGGTTGACCTTGGATCGGTTTACCGAGCAGTGCGTGCATTCTTTGGCGAGCGGCCAGCCTATCAATACCACGACGACGAATGGTGCGTAGCGCTCGCTGCGTTCGAGCGTGGCGTGAAAATCCGTAACGAGAAAGCCTAGCCAGTGGCCGCGACAGTCGTCGTAAACTTCAAGATGGGTGGTGAGGACGCTGTCCTCAAATCCATCCGGTCGATCTCGACCAGTGCACAGCGGGAAGCCGTGCGCCAGGTGCAGGCATCCAATGCGGTGACGCGCGCTCGCGTCGCTGGCTCGGCCAAAGAGGAGCAGGCGGCAGCACGCGCGGCGACTCGCAAGACCAAAGAGGACGAGCGCGCCGCGGCAGCGGCCGACAAGGCAGGGCAAAAGCGCGTCGCGGCAGCGACGAAGGCGGCCGATCAAGAGGTCCGCGCGGCCGAGCGTGCGGCGCGAGAAATCGCACGCATCGAGGAGCGTCAGGCCCAAGAGTCGGCGCGCCTATTGTCTCGCAAAGTCAAAGAGAATACGCGCGCATTCAATGAGATGGCCAAGGCGGCCGAGTCGTCCAAGTGGCTCGGCAAGGGCGTAGGGCGTGCCACGCTCGAAGGCGCTGGCCAAGGCTTCAGGAGCGGCGCTGGCGTGCTCGCAGCTGGCGCAGGGCTTGTCGGTGGTGCCGTTGGTACCGCCGGCATCATGTCGGCCGTCCAGGGGGCCGTAGCGCTTGAGCAGCAGATCGCTGGCATTGCGGCCGACGTGCAGGACTCGAACGGCACGATCGACCAGACCGCGTACAAGAAGCGAATCCAGAACGTTGCTGGCGCGACTGGCATCGGCTCCGAGGATATCGCAAAGGGGCTCGAAGCTGCGAGCGCACAGGGCGGTGGCCGCACGGGTCTCGAGGCATTTGCACAGAACCTCGAGAAGATCGGCGAACTGTCCCTCGCGAGCGGGACGAAGATGGAAGATCTCGCCGCGATCTCCGCTGCTCTGACAAACAATCAGATCACCGGCGCAGAAGATCAACTTGCCATCATGCGCGACGTCAACGCTGCCGCGAAGACGGGCAACATCAACCTTCGTGAGCTCGGTCCTGGCATCGCCGCGATCATGGGGTCGATCAAAGCCGGCGGCTTCAACGTCGCCGACTCTACTCGTCACGCATCGGCGCTCGCCCAGATCGCAAAGGCCGGCGGCGCATCGAGTTCCGAGGACGCGACGACGGCGGCGAAAAACTTCTTCAACGATCTCGCGACGCATCAGAAGAACCTGAAAGCGCTCGGCGTGACGACCACGTCGAAGGACGGCCGGACGCGTGTCGACGCGGTGACACAGTTCAAAGAACTCATGGGCAAGACCGGCGGCGATCTGAACAAGATCAACGCGCATGGCCAGATGTTCGGCATGCAGTCGCAGTCGCTTGTGGGCGCGCTCATGGCGGCATACAGCGGGAAGAATACCGACCTCGTCGGCAAAGACGGCAAGACGGTGCTCAGCGGAAACGCCGCCGTCGATGCGCTGGTAGCGAAGTTCGCAGGCTCGAAGATGAGCGACGCAGACGTGTCGAAAGACGCAAACCTGCGACGCAACACGACGGGCGGCCAGCTCTCAATGACCATGGAAAAGTTCAAGGCGCAGGTCGGCAACGACTTGCTTCCTGTCCTGGCCAAGATGACACCGCAATTCGCTCAGCTCGCAGGGGCGATCGGGTCGCTGGTGAAGTTCGTCGCCGAGTCTCCCGGAAAGGCTCTAGCTGGCTTCCTGGCGCTGAATACGGCGGTCGGAGCACTGCAAGGTGTCATCGGAAAAGTTGGCGGCAACCTCATGGATAAATTGTTCTCGTCCAAGACGGCGACCATGAGCGTGCAGGCTGGCGTGGTTCATGTCGGCGGCAAGGGAATCACGCCGGGCAGTACGCCGGGCGCGCCGCCTCCAGGCAGCAATGTGGCCAAATACGCGGCAGCGCTCGGTGGTGTTCTCGTCGGTGCAGAGGCGGGCCGTGAGTTCATCAACTCCGATACTGGGAGCATCAAAGCGTCGAGCACCAATACATCCGACCTGCTCGCCCGCGCCATCAATGCGCGCGGCGAAGTGAAGAGCGGCGACCCAGCAGAAATGGCCAAGGCCGCGCAGACCCGCAAGGAACTGCAAGCGCGAATCATCAATGCCGAGGCACAGGTTGCAGCGGGCGGTGGCCAGGTGGGGCTCGGTCGCAAACTGTTCGAGGGTGCGCTGAACACCGTTTCCGCTGGCAATGCCGGCCGGTCGACGGAGCAGATCAACCAGACGAACGCAGACATTCAGAACCTTGGCGCGATGAAAGATGAACTCGCCAGGCTCAACGGCGCAATGACTCGCGAGCTTTCCGTGCGCGTCGTCAACGCCAATGAAATGCGCGCCCCTGGTCGCGACCCTGCATCGCAGTCGATCGTTGATGGGGGTGGCGGATTATGGCCGGGTCATCACAAGACGTTCTCCAGTTGTACAGAGACGGAGAATTCCAGGGCGTCCCGTTCCCGATCGCGTCGATGTCGGTGCAGCTCACCCAAGATCTCGCCGAGCACAAATACCCATA